TTTGGTACGTCTGTAGTGATGTAGAACGCATCTGTATCAGTTAAATAGTGATTAACTGTGTATCCACCTGGGATCATTCCCATGTTTCTTAATGCGTTTATATCATTATCAGCAGTTCCAACTCTTTGTGCAGAGCTCATCAATCTGTCAGCAGTAAACTGAAGAGCAGAAGGGATGATCATCTTCACAGCTTTCGCAGCGATCTTTAAACCTCTTTCATCAGTAAGCGCTGCAATGTCAATCATTGCTTGCTCTAATGAAGTTTCGTTTAAGTCCGCAGCAGTTGACAACGTATTACTGAAAGTTCCAGCAACAGTTGGGTGCGAAGTGTTGAAAAGAGTTACACCATCACCTGAATTGAAAGATCCAGATGGTAAACCATTGTTTAATGGTGCAGCCGCTTTAACTTGTTTAGTTTGAGCCATAGATCTTGCTAAAGCTTTTGTATATCTAGAAGCAAGTCTGTCATACAGGTTGTCCTCAATTGCTTCCTCAGTGATTGCAAACCCAAGAGCTATTGTCTCGTGAGTGTATCTTGCTGTGAAAGTTTCTTGAGCACTGTCAAACGTTACACCAGAACCTTCTGGTTTAACTTGTGCTTGACCGAATCCTGATAACATAACTTCTTCTTCAAAAGCTCTGTCAGATGACTCAGTGTTGTATATCTCAGCATGTTCTTGTTCATACTGTTTATACTCCAGGCCAAATAAGGCATTTAAACCTGGCTCTAGTTCTTTGACTAGTTGATTACGTGATATTGCCATAGTTATTATACCCCCGTTGTACCTTTTAATTGGTGCTCGTTAATTATAACGACCAAGTTAACATTTGCAGAACCTGCAGTGTTGTTTTCTGGGTCTTTCGAGATACCAATTATTCTTAATTGTGCTGTAGCGTCCTTATGATCAGATTCATCTAATTCTACTTTAGATACAAAATCTGGTGAAGATCCAGCTGCATACACAATGTCAGCGTTTTGGCCGACGTCTGTTGCTTCAGTTGCGCCGTCCGATTGTATTTCATACCTTTGATACGGATCATCCGTTACAAACCCTTTGATGTCAGTCGCAGTGTTTGAAGCGTTTAAATGATTCGCAAAGGTAGGTTTACTTGTAGTTGCATCAGTGAAGAAAACACCGTTTAGTGAACCCAATAATGCGTCTGTTGCTGCAGCTACTCCAATTGTTCCTGTAGATAAAATCTCTACTGGATCTTGAAAGTAAATCGCTGAAGCACTTGCCGCGATATCGTATTCAGATAAACCGTTGTTGTCCGCATTCTGACCAACTTTTCCGATCGGTCTTAGACCGAACGCAGCATCTTTATTTGCCATAGTTGTTGTCCTCCTTTAGACATTTAGTTTATCTTCAGATGGACTAGAATTCTTTTTAAGACTTCTTAGAGCCACCGAAGGTTACACGAGTATCTCTATCAACATTGATAGGCATACTCTTATGCTGTTCCTTTGCAAGATCGGCGTCAATTGCAGCTTGTTGATCCTGAGCTTGTTTCATATAATACTCAGTTCTTTGCTGCGCGATCTCCTCTGGTACCCTTGTCAGCACAAGGCCTCCGTGCCCGATCACCCCTGCGTATTTGCCGTCTGCAACTACGGGAAAGTCCTCTTCTGGATATTCATCTGCTCTTACTAATTCATACCCGGATCTTAAGCGTCCTTGTATGTTTTTCGTATCGACGAATCCCAGGATTTCTACCCTGACCCATCTGTGTCTGTAGCCATTTGGCGCGTTGGGCGTATCTAAGTACGATGGTGGAGTCCAAACTTTTGGTTGTTCTTTTACTTTAACTTCCTTAGCTCTAGTTTCAACTTTTGTTGAATCGCTTTTGCTAGTTTGGCTCGCACGAGTTTGGTTTTTCTTTTCCATATGCTTATCCCTCCTTCGTGTTCATAAGTTGTTTCGCATACTCTTCTAATGGCACTCCTAATTTTTTCGCTATTGCGACCTGTGATGAAGTGAGCTTCACAGATTTACGGTTAGTCTTTGTACTACGCGTTGCAGAGGCAACAGTTTGTGTAGGTTTACTAACTTGTTTGTCCATAGGTTTATCAAACTTATGCGGAAATTCAAGTCTTATTCTCTTATCTATTTCAGCATAATATTCGTCAGACCTAGGGTCAATTCCTTCTTCTTCGGTAAGTTTTCTATGCAAATCAAAGGCTGTATATGTCATTGCACTATCTTTACCAAACCATTCATTCTTTTCAGCCCAAGCTTCTGCCAGAGGATCTGGAGCACTTTGAGCTTGTCTTTGTGGTTGTTGATACAATTGTGATTGTTGAACTGGTTTTTCTTTAGCTTCTTGTTCTTGCATCTGATGTGCAGTTTTTAATTCAGCTAGTTTACCTTGTTCATAACCAAGTTGAGAAATGTCTGCTAAAGCTTCTGTTTCAGCTTTTGTATCTTCTGCTTGTCTAGCTGCTCTTAATTTTTCTTGAGCCGCTGCGATAGAAGAAGTAATTCTACCCTCCATTTCTGCAACATAATTTTTATCTAAAGAGTCCGCTGTAGTTTTAAATTGATCTCTTTCCTTTTTAACACTCTCAGCATAACGCACTGCTTCTTCTTTCTGCCTCTCGGCTTCACGCATTCTTTTTGTTAATTTAGCTATTCGCTTTTTAACGCTTTCAGAATACTCTTCAATTTGTTGACTGTTGTCTTGTTGTTTATTACCTTCCTGAACAGCAGACTGCTCCACAGGTTTCTCAGATGTATCATCGGCGCTACCACCGTCTTTAAGGTCTTGTGTTTCATTTGTTGTGTCCTCCGTTGGTTGCTCAGCAACCTCTTCTGTTTTTTCTTCTGGCAGTTCAATATCTACATCAGGACCAGATGTGTCGATATCAACTGTTTTCTTTTCTTCTTCTTGCATAGTTTTACTCCTCTATGTTTAAAATTCGTGGAATATATCTTCAGGGTTTTCCACGGTTGCTAAAACTTCATCATCATTGAGAAGTCTTATTTCACCCCCATCGATTTTAATTCGTGATCCAGCGTATCTTGCAAAAATAATCCAGTCACCTTTTTTACACCAAGGCCCTTCAGGATATCTTTCTTTATCGTAGCAGTGTGGACCCATTCTTAAAACTAAACCACAAGTCGATGCTACTTGTGATCGTTCTACTGTTTCGTCTGCTAATAATATACCACCTTTAGTTTTTTCTTTTTGTTTAAAAGGTAAAACTAAAATTCTCCAACCTGTTGGTTCAGGGAGTTTTGATGATTCGTCTATTTCTTTTTTTTCTTCTTTTTTAACACCAACTAGTTCTTTATTTGGTAGAACTATCTTTTGTTTTGATGCTGATAATTGTTCCTTCACTGTCATTTTGCTCCTTTGTTTTTAGCAGGGTGGATATTTCCTGTAATAGATACTGATATGTTCGTATCTGACCTAACATATACTGGTATTTTTCCATGCTGTCAACACTACCAGAAGTCATTGCAACTACGACATCGTCGTGTCTCATTTTAATTATTTTTCTAATTTTATCTATAAAGTCCATTATAACACACTCCCTTTCTCTGGTTCAAACTCATCTAATACATCTAGTTTTTCTTTAGCATTAGCTATCTTTTCGATTTGTTTGTTTACTTCTTCTATGTGTTGTGGATGTTCTCCGATACCAACTGAATTATCTAAAAAAATATTTGCAGTTGCATCAGCTTCGGCTATTTCAGCTTCGTATCTAGCTCTTAGCGCTTCTAGTATTGCTCTTCGCATTTCTTATTGACTCCTTTCCTTTCTTAAAGATTGCAGCGACTTGATGTTTTTTCATGACTTTGGCACGCTGTTCTCCAACAGTCAAGATTTGTATTTTCCTTGCAAACGGTTTAGATATCTTTTTAACTTTTGCAACAGTCTTACGAGCATCAGCAGGAGTCGCAAACTTAATTCCAACAGTATCTTTAGGATTCTCATCGGTGTATAACCTCCTACCAGAACCTTTTGGTTTTTTACCAGTACCTACTTTGGGATCAGACATTTAACATTTCCATCTTCTACGAGCCTGTCTTAGTCTTGAATTAGGATCTTTCGCAGCCTTTGGAAACTTTTTCATTTGTCCTGCACTTCTAGCACAATATGATTTACGTCTTTTAGCAGCTTTAGATCCTGGTTTGACTTTGCCAGTGACCGCTGTTTTTAATTTAGAGCCGGGATTCATTCTTCTATAAGCTTTGACACCGGCTTGTGTCATGCCCGCGCCCGACTTAGTCGAACGAAAATTCTTTTTATTTCTAGCTGGCATATTATCTTGCTTTCTCATTATACTCTGCCTCCGAATGCCATACTTTTTCTTTTCTTTGCAAATGTTGGAACGTTAGTTGGTTTGCCTCCAGGATTACCTGCAGCTCTTTTTCGTC